TTGCAGCATCAATTGAAACTGCAATAAATGCGAATCCGGACCTACTCTTTTCTACCACAGTAGCAGGAACCAATGCCCCTCTAACTGATCTGGGACAGCCTGACGAAGATCGGCCTCAGTAGCTACCTTGAGCAAATTTGCATCATCATTAAAGGGCAAGACAAAATAGTTAAAAACTTCGTCAAGAATTGCATCTAGGGCATCCCCCAGGTCTGTATTGACTAAGCCAGCCACCGAAGTTGCAAAAGCCAAATCAACTCCAACCGGAAGAACTTCACTCCCTCCGATTTCTGCGTTTCTATAGTTTACTTCTAGAGGAATCTCTTCCGTCCACTCTCCTCCGTTTTTTGCTGTAAGGGTAACTACATTGGTTCCTGCTACTGTGGTAGAAAAGAGTAGGTCCGGATTCGCATTTATTGCAGTTTCAATTGATGCTGCAATAGTAATTGCAGCATCAATAACTGAGGGTTCAACCGTTACACGAACAGACCGGCCGCCAACGTTTAATGCAATTACACCGCCCTCAGTTGTTGCAGCAGTTACGGTAATCGTCTTTTCAGCTGCTGTACCCCCTGTATCTGAGAGAGGCATCCCCCAGGTTTCTATGTTGGAATTATTTAGATAAAAATAATCAAACATGTCAGTAAGTTGGCTGCCCGCTCCAAATAGAGTCTTAGCCTCACCGAAGCTTCCAACTGGTATAGGGACGTTCGGCGTAGTAGTCGTCACGCTCTCATCGAACTGCCCGAATAAAAGCGCCCTGAAGGGAACACTTGCAAGTCCTGTGATGGCCCGCGATGGGTCGAATTCTATAAAGCTACCGGGAACCCTGTTGGTTACGTCGTATTGATTAAATGTTATTGCCATATTTTATATGTGTTTTGTCTCTATTGGACGATAAAATGGTATCAAATCCCCTTTTTTAAGGTGTTCAACGATGGCCTTAGTTTTAAAAACTTCATCTCCATCCCTTAGACGTTTCACAGTGTAGGGTTGCTTCATAACGAAACCCTTCCTAGGGGAAACTCTAATCTTCTCTATTTTACAAGTCATTATTGCAATGAATATCTTTATAAAATTCTATGTTCTGTCAATAGTCAACTTCTGAAAATGTTTTAGGCACTTTCTCGTCCTCAGATATGGTAAGCTCTCCCCGTATCCTCAACAGGTCTTCTAGCGTAGAATCTGGCATCACACTACCAATCCCTTGAAGTTCCTGGTATACATCATAACTAAAATTTATCGTGTAATCGTGCGAGTAAGTCTCTTCGGTTAATTCGTGGCTCTTGTCCTCGAAAAGCTCCATTCCCCTTGCACTGATTTCATTTATTCCGGTAAAAGGATCTAAGGTAGGAGCCCAGCCCAGAAATGACTTTAGAATATCGAGCCGCAATGCAAAAGTTTGATCTTGAGAGAACTGTCCACGGCGGTCAGTGTTGCTGAAAATCGCCCTTAAAACGAAATATTCAGTGATCTCCATATCTATCTGAGTCGACTTAGCTACGCCGATTCTTTCCGTTGAAGTCCTGTCGTGGAAAATATAAATGCAGGGCAAAACTAATCTTGTTTTTTTACCCGATGAAACAAGCGCGAATTCTGCCGCACCAGCAATCCTATTCTCTATGCTATTCCCTATCTCAGGGAGCTTGAGCCTAAGCCTTTTGATTATCTCTGAAATTATCACTTGTAGTAAGCTCTAGGTTACTTTTTAAGAATATTATTACTTTAAGAAATCCAACGTTTTCACCGTTTAATTTTAAGAATATTATTACTTTGGGTTTTCTAACGTTTTCACCGTTTAATTTTAAGAATAATATTACTTTGAGAAATCTGACGTTTATCCTTTTCTAAAAGCTGATCTAACTGCCTTTTTTAAGAGAGAATCTATCTGATTACTTTTTTCTTTCAAGGCTCTAGTTAAGAAAGGCCGACCGCCGTGCAATGGGTCTTTACTTTCAAGGATCGCGGCGTATTCAAGATTAGACCCGATTTGATATTCCCCAAATTTCAGGCTCTTTGTCCTGATAGAACGCACCAGAAACCCGGTATCTGTCTTGGGGTACTCATGCCTGGCAGACCTACGCCCCCGCTTTTTCCTGGGATTAATCTGCCCACTCCTTTTCCCTTGCTGAATATTAACTGTCGCATGGCCTTGTACAAGAATTGCCCCTTTTTTAAGGGCTTTGTCAACTTTTTTAACAGTCCGAATCCCTGCCTTTTTCAAGTCTTTAGCTATATTTCCTTTAATTTTAAAATCAACAGAGGCCATTTACTTTAAGAAATCTAACGTTTTGGCCGTTTCGTTTTAAGAATATTATTACTTTAGATAATCTGACGTTTTCACTGTTTCAGTTTAAGAATATTATTACTTTAGATATCTTCGTATTCGGATTCTTGGCCTAGTTCTGTAACCACAAATTTAATAAATCGATTCCGTTCCTCAAGCTTTTGACTGCCGTTAATTTGATATTTTACGCCATTAATCAAGGCAAAATCAATAAGTCCTGAATGCTTAATCTCTACCCTATAGCGAACCGTTATTTTATGGGTTGCTTTTTCTTCTATATTCCTGTCTAGGTAATAGTCACGATCTGTAAGGGACTCTATTAAACAGCGGGTCTTCAATACGTCCTCATAGCTTGTAGTAATACTGGCCCCATCTGCTACATCTGGCACCTCCACGCGCTTCTGGAATATGACTAAGTGGCGAAGTTTTCCAATGCCCCTTAGCTTCATTACAACCTAGTTCTCCTGAGTCCTTGCAAAATGGATAAAGTCGAGAGACGAACGAAAAAATCGGCTTGAACTAATTCCGGATTCACAGCCTCACGCTGCTCATACCAATGAGTTACAATCTGTTTTACTGCTGTTTTGAATCGTTCGTTAGTGTTATCCTTAGACTGAAAGTCTATTTTAATGGCGTCAAAATCCCTTAAATTAAAGGGATTAAATACGCCTGTCTTTAAAACTATCCTTTCTCCGCTTACCCTATAATCCGATTCATCGAGAACAGTCTCAACGTCAACTATATCGAATAAGCTTAGCGCATTAATAGTATCGACGTCATCAACGCAGAGTAGCTCTGAAACCTCTTTTCTATCAAAGAATTGGTGGATTTTATAAACGCCTATCGTTCTACTTATGTATCTTTCGCAATAATCAGTAGCAGCGATTATCAAAGAGTCGATAAAGCTGTCATCATCAAGAAATAAAGCCTCAATAACGGCGTGTTCCTTGGACTCGGCCAAAGTCACCGGCTGGCCGACTGGTTCGGTTATGATTTCAGTTCGCATCTTACCGAATCAGGGCAACAGCTTCGAGTCCGTGATAGACTCGAAGCTTAACCCTATCATCTTTAAACAGTTTGATCTACAGTATGGCTTAACCCCATAAGGACTACGCTTGCACTCGAATCAAAGTTTGCCGTACCACCCGATGAGGTAACTGCCAATCGAATAAAACGCTTATGCTTACGATTGCGAGTAGAAGTAATAATAGAACTATTTGTGATTGGTGCTACTGGAGCAGCATCGTAAATAGTATCATCTACAATCAGGTCAGCAGCATCGATAGTAGTGAAACCACTTGTTCCGTCCTCGCTTTCCTCAATCCTAAACGTGAAGGCTCCGGTTGTTACCAATCCAAAGTTGAGGCCAAACTTAGCTTGATGAACCCCTTGCATGTCGATTGAAATACCGTTAAAGACAGCATCAGAGTCTATTAATTGAGGGACAAGGGCTTGCAATAATTTAATTCTTTTATCCATTTTTTAAACCTTTCTTATTATGCTTTAATTCTTAGAAGCTTGATTGCTTGGAAGGTACGAACTCCCCCACCAACACGACGCCTCATCTTAAAAGCAACGCTTGGGTATAGTGAAATCTCATCAACCTTGACTTCCAGCGCCAAACGGTCAACAAAGCGGTAACCCGCGAAAAAGTCCCCAAACGCAACAGCAAGGTCATCACCGTTCAAACCACTAGGCATATCGGTTGCTTCAAGAATGGAATAACCAAACAATGTCGTTGGCAACAAAATTTTAAGGTTAGGTTGAATCAATGGTAACTTCGTAGAAGGGTCTTTTAGCTTACGTAAAAACGCTAAGGTGGTTTTGTTCATCTGAAAACGAGCATTGCGTTTCCAAGGACTAAATAACGCACTTTCTAAATTGATTAGGTCGTCAATCTCAATAATAAGTGAACTAATAGTCTGAATCTGCTCAATTTGATTGAATTCAGTCCCATCCTCATAAGTCAGAATCCCTCGAAGCTCAAGGTTGCCTTCCCCTATGTAAGAAGCGGTTGCCTCAGAATCACCGAAATCAATCCCTGCATCCTCACGGATTAACGAAGTTATATCAAAATCCGAGTCTTCTAGGGTTTCCAGTGGAATGGGAACCGTTGCGAATTGGGTTTTAACCTCAATTGCCAGTTTATCGATTACGCGTTGCCCAGAATCAACCACTTGTAGGGTTTCACTTCCCCAAGTTACGTTGCTACGACCTGAACGATAGGGTTCTTCCCAACGTGAAGTTGAGATATTGACCCTTCGCGCGAGTGAACGCATTGGCGAAGTCTCAAAAATCTGAGTTTGTATTTCAGCTGACATTTCAGGGAGAATAAAAATGTACCCCTCACTATCTGCTGTGCCTGAGTAGGCTTTTTGAGAATAATCAAATTTCTCCAAGAACTCCTTTGTTTCAACATTATTCCGTAACTTAGGCAAACGTGAACGTAGTAGCGCATTAGTAAACTTACGCGCTTTTTCAATTTCAGGTTTACCGTCAACATTTTTCCAAGAAGCAAGGTTTTCAACTTCAAGAACCTTGGCCTTCAATGCCTTCAAGTCATTGATTTCTTTCTCCTTGGATTCTAAGTCTTTAAGAATTTTTTCAAATTTAGCCTTAAAGTCAGCAGATTCATCTTTGCGAGTTTTTATCTCCTCATCTCTTTGATCCAAGACCTTTTTCAGAACTACATTCAGTCCCATAAGTTGGTCAAACTTATCGATTAATACTTTATCCATAATTTTTATGTGTAATTTAACAATTCTATTTTAGACGAGATAATAGCCTCATCCATTATTTTTATTAAATCACTGTTTTCATCTGGATCATCGCAATCGCTCTTAAACAATGATTGAACGCCACTCGAAATTACTGTCATGGCTTCCTCTTTAGTTAAACCTGCATCGCGCAAAGTATGTTCTAAAATTCTCTTAAATTCTGCAATTTCCTTTTTTGATTTGGACGAGAACACGGCCAGTGGGTTGGCTGGGAACGTGACTAGCGAAACCTCTTTGAGTTCGATTTCTGTCAGGATATTGGCCTGCCTTTCTTTGTCGAAGTGTGAACTCTTAACTAAACCTCCAAATGAAAGCCCGTTTATGACTTTGTTTTTTACAAGTATTATAGCCTCTCTGCCCTTTTCAATCTCGCTTATAATTCTACCATCAAAGAACAGACCCTTCAGGTCCTTGGTAATCTTTTCCCAGAGGCCAATGGGACTACTGGTATTGTGTTGCCAAAGCATCGGGAGCGGGGCCGAAGCTAATTTTTCGGCCATTTTATCAAATGCAGTTGAATCCACAATGTCAAGGTCTGAGTCTCTGTTCTCAAAAATTACTCCATGGCCCCCTATTTTTCCGTCTTCCGAGAACTCTTTTATCTTAAAATTTCTAAAACTCTTGATTCTCAAAGTAATAATATTCTTAAAATTAAAAGGCTAAAACGTTAGAAAACCCAAAGTAATTATATTCCTAAAATGAAACGGTGAAAACGTCAGATTTCTTAAAGTAAATTTATTCTTAAACTGAAACAGTAAAAACGTTAATTTTCTTAAAGTAATAATATTCTTAAAATTAAATAGCTAAAACGTTAGATTATTCAAAACTAATTTGGGATATAATTTATAACACAACGGCAGTTGATAGTGTTCCTCGCCCCTCCAGCAGGGTCATTGGGGTGGAGCATTCCATTTGAAAATACCTCATTAATTTCTCTTTTCTGTCCATGAATTGCAGCATGTATATTTCTAACAGCAGCATCCTGTACAGTAAGCCACTGTTTTGTCAATTCTACATTTGAACTTTTTGCGCCATCAAAACTAGCGTGCTGCGTTGCATTGCCTACCTCAGTTCTCGCAATTGATGAAGCGTGAGCTTTAGAAACTTGCCCATCATAAAGATTTTTAAGTGATCTAGCAATCTTAGCCTCTGACAGACCGTCTTTTATTCCACTCGCTATTAAAGACTTAGCCAAATTTGCTCTTGTGGCTGTAATCAATAGAGAATTCTCAAGCGCATTGGAATCGGCAAACGCAAGGGCTAGGTCATCGAAATCAAGCATGGTACCAGTTGTCGATATTCTTTCTTGCTTTTTTTTTCGTGAATTTTCTAAAAAATCGAAGGTTGCCACTGATTCGTCCGAATAAATCCTCTTGTATTCGCCGTGCATGGATTCGCGTATGGCTAGGCCCCAGGCTTGATTCGTACTTTCGACACCTTCAATTCCCCCATTTAAAAAGGCACTTACTATTTTAGCCCCGAAAGGCTTTGATGCCCTTAAGAATTCTCGCCTAAAAATGATTTCGTTTTTAATTCTCCTTATGAACTGACGTCTCCTGTACAGGATGGTCCTGAGGGCTATCCTGGCCATCCTACATGTCTTTAATACCCAGTGGCAACCTATTAGAAGGTATTAGAAGCTCTCCTTCTTCGGGTTCTGAAGGATACCCGAATCTCACCCTATACTCTTCAGTGGTTATCAATCCTTCTTTAATTTCTTCGATTGCGCCCTTCCTTCTCATTTCGACACTAGACCTCAAGGCACTTATTCCTTCAAGATTCAATTCTATTGCTGATTTTGACCCGGTTATTAAATTGTAATAGGTCACAAAATCATCTAGCAATCCTTCGGCGATTGGTATAATGGAACTTTCCCAGAGTTCTAGCTTTGCCTCGGATACATTATTAAATGTCGCCCCCTCGGCCATTCCTAGAAGGAAGGGAGGGTATCCTAGAGCTAGAGCAATTTCCCTTGCTGATACGTTTTTACTGGAAGCATAGTCTAGCTCTTGAACCGTCATGCCCAGCTTTAATAGATCAAAGTTTGCTGAAGTAGCAAAAAATGAACGATCAGTTTTTAAGAATTTTTCTTGTATCTGTGTATTGAAACTGATTACTTCTTCCGGGGTCGCCGAGGGGGAATCCTTGTCAGATTTTAGTTTGAATATTGCCTTGGGAATCCCTTTGTTTTTAATCGTTTCAAAATTGGTTAAGGTCATTTCGTTTGCCGATTGAATATTGAGCATAACCGAACCGATTCTGGACAATCCAACATGATCGTTCAATGGATTGTAAAACTTTGACAAAAATATTTTATTCTCTTCCGGCAAAAAAACTATTTGACGGCCTTCTATGGTTACTGTGTAACGCGTTACTTGATCCGGCAACCCCTTAAATATTCCTGTTTCATAATCAAAGCGATCTGGTCTTACCAATTTAATGAAGAATATGGTTTCTTCAGAAACGTTTCCATTGAATATTGCATGTCCAGCTAAAAGCTTATGAACACAAGCCATGTACATAAACCACTTATAGCTAACGCCTTCGGATGGATTATTTAGTATATTTTCTAAATCCATGTCTTCCGTATTAAACTTAACCGCTGAAACGCCCTCAGCAATAGCGGTCACCGCCTTATAGACTACATAATTATTGAAAAATGCATGCTTAACAGCCTGACTATAAGTGCGGCCTGACGGGAATAAGCTTGAGAATAAATTTAAGCCTGAATTGCTCAAGGAACCGCCACTAAAGTAATTAGAATTTTTAGCAACCTTGCGATTACCCCAATTTTTAAAGAAATCAAAGATCATTTCAAAGTAATAATATTCGTAAATGAAAATAGTGAAAACGTTAGATTTCTCAAAGTAATAATATTCGTAAAATGAAACGGCTAAACGACAATAAGACTGTTTCTTGGCCTACCCATATAGGTGATTGCCTGGGTTAAACTGTCAACCTGGTCATCATGCTTTACATTGGGAAACATCAACAGCTCTTTTGTTAGTTCTTCCATAAAATGTGCCTTTAAAGGAAAAAATACACTTTGGCAAACAAAATGGGACTGAATGGTATCGGCCCGAATTTCCTTTGATCCTGTAGGCTCTATGGCGATGATAGGCAACGTTGTCGATCTTCTTAAGTCTTGTATTAGCGGCGTTCCGCTTGATTTGTCCTCAATGAGTATCAAATCAGAACAATGTTTTGCGTGTTGATACACCAAGAGTTCTCTTAGTTCTGGATAATTTACCCTTTTCCGAGCCAGGTCAATCAAATAGAATGCCTTTTTGAACTGAAGCCATGTTGTGATCACGGTGTAGTCGTTGGTGATACTTTTCTTTTCGGCACAGTCAATGGACTGAATGACCTTTATAGGCGGATCTTGTGGTAATTTTTCATAGTAGCAAAATGTGTCTCTAAGAAATATCTGGCCTGTTGCTGCACTTGGTCTTTGCTGATACAAAGACTCCCAGGAGGCCGGGTTAGACTCCTTGTAAGACCTCAGCATAGACCAAGGCTTACTTTCTGGACAAAGAATATCTCCTGGATTCCTTCCTAAAACATCGTCATCTCCCTCCTCGCATTCAGCTTTAAGAATCACCTGGTCCCAGCTCCCAAAACGTTCAGACTCCGGCAGAGCCATTATGCGACCAATTAAGTCGATTTCACTCCAGCGGGTTAATATGATGATTACTAAATTGTTCTTTTGTAGACGGGTCATAAAAGAGTCTGAAAACTCCTGAAACACTTTGTTAGATATTTGCTCAGAGTTGGCCTCTTCTCTGTTTTTGATGGGGTCATCTATTATAAGCCCATGCGCGGCGGTGCCAGTTACCCCACCCTGCACCCCTACAGCACGGTAACGACCTCCACTGGTAGTTTCCCAGTCACTAACAGCCTGACTCTCTCCTAGATCAACTTCCTGCTCCTCGCAAATCCTCCGCGCCTTCCTGCTGAATTTATTGACATGCAATTGATTAAAGCCAGATATGATCCAATTAAACCAAGGATACTTTTTGAGCACGTAAGCCGGAAAATGGATCGTGGCAATTGTGCTCTTGAAATGCTGGGGCGGGATACAGATCATCATACGCACCTGCTCGCCTTCCAGAGACCGCTTTAAGGCATCCTCAAGCCTCTCTACTATATACTCAACATGAGGATAATCCCACCTATAGTGTGGGCTGGCTTGTCTTAAAAATTCACTGAATTTTAAACGGCTCCTGAACGTTTCTGCAATGAGGATCCGCCGGTGTCTGAGTCTAAGCTCGGGAATAATTTCAGTTTTATGCAATTCTTTTTAGGTGAATTTCTATATCTAGGCATTCATTTTCTATCCGTTTTCTAGCTAGTCTACAATATTTTCCTTCTATCTCTATTCCCAAGGCAAGTCGATCCCTGTTTATTGCTTCGATCATAGTTGTTCCACTGCCCGAAAAAGGATCAAGGACAGTATCTCCGGGAAAGGAAAAGAGTTTTATACATCTTTCCGGTAACTTGCGCGGAAAAGGAGCTGGATGACCGATTCGTTTAGAAATTTCCCCATTAAAAGTCCAAATCCCCCAAGTCCATTCTTTAAATTCTTCTGCACTTATATCACTTATGCCGGGTCTCTCCCGTTTCCAATTTCCTTTATACAAAACAATAATACTTTCCACAGGGGCAATAATATGCGGAGCACTAGCAGACTTCCAACTTCCCCAAGCCGTACGTTTACTTATATTGCCTTCATTCCAAATAATAGTTGCATGATATTTCCATCCAACTTTCATTGCAGTAGTAGTGATATCTGCTGACAAAGGTTGTTTGCCGTTGAGGCTCTTATCGAGAGAAACATTAACGCAAAGCCTTCCAGTAGGTTTTATCCACTTAAAACAGTTACTAAGCCATTTCTCAGAAAACTTTAAATAATCCTCAGGAGATTTTTTGTCCGATTCAGATGTTCCGTTATAAGACTTGCCTATGTTGTAGGGAGGGGATGTTATGATTAAATCTGCACATTCCCGTTTTAAAGTTGCGGGGCAGGTGGAGTCTCCTTGAATTTGAACAAAGTCATGGTCATAAGGGCTTTTCATGGTTTTCTTTCATCTTTTTTTCTATACGTTCTTTTTCCTCTTTAAGCTCCTGATCAGTCATTTCATCAACTGGCCTCTCGGTGATACAAGCTTTATCTATGTTGGTCGTTTCCACCTTCTCCTTCCATCCAAAATTGTTGATTAAGGTGAACTTCGCACCAGCGACATTGCCATTTTGAAGGCAACGACACTGGTAGCCCTCAATCCGCAGTATTGCTCGTTCTATCGAGTAAGAAAATTCGGGCTTTTTTCTGTAGTCGTAGAGACTCTGTTTGTCACGAAAACCCAGGTGAACAGCTAAATCAACAGTGTTGTAATACTGATTATTCTCAAAATACTCATCAATCTTAACCTGCATCTCCGCAGCAGTCTTATACATCGGAGGGCGTCCTACTGGGTTATCAGTAGTTGTTTTCATAGGTTACTTGATCCACTAAATCTTTAATACTATCTTTGAGATAATCCATTGAAACACTCATACGTACGCCAGATTCTGTGATTACGTCCATCTTATTGTTAAGATTTTTTAAACTAATAGATTGTTCAATATTTTGATTAGCCAGGGCGCCCAATCGTTCTGTCAAAACAGCCTGGTTATTGCTAAGATTTTTTAAACTAATAGATTGTTCTTTATTTTGATCAGTTAAGGCGCCCAATCGTTCTGTCAAAACAGCCTGGGTACTGCTTAATTTTTTAATTTCTTCGGGCATTTTCCAAACCATTGCGCCCGCAAAAATCAAAACAACGACTGAGACAGCAGCTATCGTTACACTCGAACCTTTACTCCATTCTCCCATATCACTGACAGAACTTATGCTACCGGAGTAAATTGTTTTTAGTCATTTAACTCCCAAAGTAAACTTATCTCCTCAGTTGTCAAGTTTTGCAGGAAGTCAGGATCATCCCACTCATGTAAATAAGAACAATAATACTAGAATTGCGGTCAATATAATCATTGGAATCATAAAAGCCTTAAAAAGCAACTTTCCTGGAACAAGCGGCTTTCTGGGCGTGTTTTTTAGTTCGGATATTTCGAGCTGAAGCTTCTCTATGGATTCTTTGATGGACTTCGAGGATGGATTTTCTGAGTCCAGCCAAGGCGGGGTTAAAATCTTATTCTCCTCAATCTCCTGCTTTGTCATTTTTCTATTGAGACGGTCTAAAGGTTTTTTCATTTTTATTTTAGGTTGGTTGGGTGTTTTAGTTATTAACATACTTATTGTAGTTATTAACAATATTGAATTCTAAGGGGTTTTAGTCGGATAGAGTCAAGGTTATGGTAACACGGTTCTTCAATCACTTACAGGGGCAGATAGGAGCATTTAAGCGTGGTTTCTTCATTAGTTGTCCTAACCCCAATTACGGTTTTCGAGGGCTTGTATGAGCCGAAAAATGAGTCGGGCAGTAGGATTCTTTTTAGGACGTCGACCTTCTAAAGCATCTCCCTTGGCTTCAGCTAAAAGGGAGTCAAATCGTTTTTCTCCTAACAGGGCCTTGAACATCAGAAACAAATTTTGTCTAATATCAAATAGAATTTCACCTCGTTCTAGTAGTTCTCGTTCATAGTCGTTTAAAGGAACGGCATTTTTTAGGAGTTCCCGAGCTTCAGTCCTTGTTTTTCCACTTTTTAGAAATGCCTGGATAACCTTTGAATTGCAAGTAGTAAGATTTTTTTCATTGGGAATGTCAAGCTCGGGGTCTTTTGGGGGTATGGGGGACTTTAAGTGTTTTTTAATTGAAGATGAAAGTGGAAGTGAAAGTGGAATACCCTCTTTTTGTTTAGGGGTCTGTTTGGAGTCTGTTTGAGGCTCTGTTTGAATTGTGTTTAAACACTTTTCTTTTTCTAAGACTTTGTCAATGATAGGCTTAGATTGATCATTAGGTTTTATTAGTGGTTTTTTTGGTGATTTTAAAGCTGGATTTCCTCCACCAAACTTGCCTGCTTTTGCTTTTAATTTCCTCAATTTCTCGTCAGCAATCATACGTCGGCAGATTAAGGCTCCAGTCTTGGGATCAACTCCGGCAACACCTAGTTCTTTTAAGGTATCTGTTACTGTTTTTGTTTTTTCAGGAGTTAACTTTAAGGAATTAGCAAGTCGTTCATTAGTAATGCGTTTGCCATTCAAAATTAGTTTGCCGCGCGGGTTGGAGTCGTGCATGATAAAAATGATTTTTACCCATATACCAAATTCCTCATTAGTGAGGGCTTGTACCCCGGGATCCTTGAGCAAGTCTCCAGGATAAATGGTCAAGTAAGGCAGTTTTTTCATATTTTATTCAGCTATTTTACATATTTTATTACAAAATTTAATGAAAATTCCGTAAAAATTCCACGAAAACAAAGGTTATTCACAAGTTATTCACAATTGCTGTTAGAGTGCATCTAGGTAGTGCCAGAGTCTACAGCCAGAACGAACAAAGCAAGGAGTCTTGCTTAAAACTGTAGATAACGAACCTCTAGTCCCCTTTCCCCCTCCAAGAAGAAAAATCCTTGTAATCTCTTCAACTGTTTTCTCACCTTGGAATAAGATTTCTGTTATTGCTGCAACATGAGACTTGCCACGAAATCTTGGTGAAGGAAACGTTTTTCGGGCAAGTTCAGAGATTGCTAACTCAAAGGACTTTATATGTTCCTTGGGTAATTTTGACTCTAGGTATAGCTTAAAGAAGAATTTCAATTCTATCAGAAATGATTCCAGATCGTATTCAACTATTTTGTTTTTATTCATTGAAAATCATTAAGTAATTGAAAATCTAGGTTGTCAATAGATAATAAATATTGATTTTTTTATAAATCAAATCTGTTTGATTATAAGTAACTTGTGTTAAATCTAAATAAATAATTGAATAATTGATTGAGAAAAACTTGACTGAAAATTTAAAATACTTTTTATTTGATGATGTAAACTTTAACAACTGAAATACCAAAAAGGAAACACAATGAATGACAATCAACTCACCGAAGAACAAGTAACGGAAATTAAAGCCTACTTGGAAACCCTCAAGCAAACCAATGAGTTTAAGGACTGGAAAAAGCAATGGAAGCAATCCGGTGCGGGCCCCAGCTCCAGAGAATGGATAAAAATATGGAACAACTTTGATCAATGGCTTAATAAAAAAACGTGGTGTTTTAGGACAAACGATCTTGAAGCAGGAAATCGCGGAACTGCCTTTGCACTCTGGTGGAATGAAATTAAAAAATGACCGAAAATTTAAACGACTAACCCCTAAACCAACATAACAATGCATAAAGAAAACCCTAACAAAGCACAGGCAACGGCTAGGCTCATAGATGAGTGCGCACAAGGTTACTACGAACAAATCAAGCTCTCACAGGAATTTAAGGACCTTAAAGCGGCTCATATAGTACTGGAGGAGGTGGAAAAGTCACAGTATAAAGTCGAAAGAGAGTATGGAGTCGCTTGGGAGAAGGCCACAAAGGAGCTGGAAAAGACGTGGAATCTATTCAGAATAAAATTTGACCGGGGATTAGAACGACGACCCTGGTATGTGGTCGCGCCTTTATTTATAAAATACGAAATGAAAGCCGGAAAACTCTTCTGGGACTTTATAAAGGAGTACCTAATAAATTGTAACCATGAAAAGGCGTGAATAGCGCGGGATAAGGCACAATGACTCAACCAACTGAAGAACAAGCAAAGTCCCTAGATAAGGCCATAGACAACGCCTGTGAGGTACTTCATGAGGCGTGGGAGGCTGAGGATAACGCCTGGGATATACTGAAGCAGGCTCGGTCGGTGCTACATGAGGTACGGTGGGGGCGGAGGTGGCCGGGGAGGCGCAGCATAAAGCACTGGATAAGGCGCAACGTGGCGTGGTCGGCACTGCATAAAACGTGGGCGGTCGAGGATGAGGCCTGGAAGGTACTACATAAGGTGCGGGAGGTGCGGAAGACCCTAGATTTATCCAAACCCACTAAAACCAAGGAAACACAATGAAAAAACTGACTGAAGAACAAGAGGAGGCCGTGATAGACTACCATAAAACCCGCGAGAATGAGGCCCTAGAGGAATTTTGGGATGAGTTCAATAAAGAAACTCTATACGAGGAGTGGAAATGAAGCACATAACCGACGCACTGAAATTACAGTTCAAAAACATAAAACACTCGTCGGAATTTAAGGACTACGAAAAGGCCGAGGACGACCTGGACCTGGAGCGCAAAAGATGTGAAATCAAGAAAAACGACGCGTTTGTGGCCGTGTGTAAAAAGAAGAAATCCGTAGCGAAGTCCTGGGATAAGGTCTGGAAAAAATTTCAGAGCACGGTCGCAAAGGAATCCTGGTATGTGGAACGTATCAAAACACAACCTTCATACAAGAAGACTGTCTTGGAAGAGTTTATTAAAGCTTTATATTAATTTAATCAACAAAAACGAAAGGAAACACAATGAATGAACTAAAGGAAACACAATCATTAACGGTCCCAAATTGTATCACAGTGAAAAATTTAAAGCGGTCTTTTAAAGGATTTTTAGGAGCATTGTTGCTTTTCAATGGGGTCGGGTGCAGTACCACCATGCCTCAATCGAATACCTCGCAGGGGGCTGCTGTTGGCACTGTCATAGGCTCAGTCTTAGGGGGCCTTGTTGGACACCAAAGTGGGGAAGCGGGAGCAGGCGCGGCCGTCGGTGGGTTGTTGGGGTACTCCGAGGACGTCAAAGAGCGTAATGAGCAGGAAAGAATCTCCCAGGAGCGCATACACCGTCGGGCAGTCGACCAAAAGCGCGTTGAAGAAGCCAAACTAAAGGCAGTTCTAGAAGAAAAAATTGCCGTGGCCGAGGGTGCCCTAATCAACGAGAAGGAAGTAGCGGAAATCCAAGCCCAGGTTCTTAAAACGGAAGCACAACTGCAACAACTGAGGTATGAACGGGCCGCGGCCCTGAAAAAGCAAAAAGCCTTCAGTGATGCAAAAAAACGTCTTGCTGCTACGCAAAAGGAAATCGAAAGACTACAATTGGAATTAATGAGGTAAAGTCTCGGTCAATAGAAAGCTATAAAGTCCAATGATAATAAGGAAACATAATGAATCAACTAACTAAAGAACAAGAAGAATCCGCCCAGTCCGCTCCGGCTGTGTCCACCGCGCGGGCGGCATTAGCCACGGCGTGGGAGGAACTGGCCCTGGGCCAGAAGACGTGGGAGAAACTGGACGAGGCGTGTAAGAAACTGGACGAGGCCCAGAAGGCCGTGTTCAAGGCGTTGGAGAAGGAACGGGACGAGGCGCAGGAGGACGCGTACGAGGCCCAGAAGGCCGTAGACATGGCGCATCAGGAGGCACCAGACGTGGCGTGGGAGAAACTGCGGCATGCGCGGGTGAAACTGGGAACGGCGTGGGATACTATAGCTATAAAAAAGCAGGCCGTGATCAAGGCCCTGGAGAAGGCGCGGAAGGACGTGGACAAGACGACACGGGAGAAACTGGCCCAGAAAACCCAAGGTAACCCTATGGACTCTACGTGGGAGGCCCTGGAGAAGGCGTGGGAGGAACGGGACGCGGCATGGGACGCGCCGCGGGACACCCAGGCTAAGGCGCAGGAGAAACTGGGAACGGCGTGGGATAAACTAGTCGCGGCGCGGAAGAAACAGGTCAAGGCGTCCGCAGAAGCAATAAAAGAACAATTAAATAAAACAAAATACCGTGACTGAATTAAACAAATACCTAGAAAAGTCCATTAAGGACTACTTCGAAAGCATCAAACACACGGCCGAATTCAAGGACTATAAAACGGCTCGTGGGGTGGTAGATAAGCTTCTGCCTCTGTGGCCGATTGAAGATCCGTTAGAAAAAGCCGAAAGGGAGCTGGAAAGCAAGGCAAATAAAATCGATGAAAATTTTAATAACTGGCTAGATGAACAATACTGGTACCATGAAAGACACAAACTAAGCGCATGGGATAATAAAATCTTAAATACCTTCTGGGACTTCATACGTAAGCACTGTAAAAATAAAGACCCTATTAATAACCCAAAGGAAAACAACCCAAAGGAAACACCATGATAAAAAATAACGCTATCTTCAAGAAAGCAACTAGGCAAATCGTCAAACTAAAGCTGGCAATCACTGGCGTTGCTGGCGCGGGCAAAACAATGTCGGCCCTAAGGCTGGCGCGTGGCATTGTAGGCGAGCAAGGTCGCATTGCCTACCTAGACACAGAAAACAAGAGCTCTTCGCTTTATAGCGATCGATTTGATTTTGACGTACTCGCAATAGATCCGCCATTTCTAGAAAAGAACAAATTCATAACTCCTATAAATGAAGCCGTCGAAAAAAACTACGACCTGGTTGTAATTGATAGTGCATCCCATTTCTATCAAGCGGCTCTTGATTTAAAGTCCCAGCTTGATAGTCGGGGTAATCAATTCGGAAACTGGGGGCGAGCTATAGAGAATTTTAACTCGATTCTTTTTGCCATCTTACAAAGTGATATTCACGTTATTGTTTGTCTACGCTCGAAAATAGAGTATGTCGTAGAAAGGAATGAAAACGGCAGAACAACAGTCAGCAAGGTGGGGCTTACGCCTATTTTCCGAACCGGGACAGAACACGAATTTACAACAGTTTTTGATCTTGATATTAAACACAACGCTACAGCTGATAAAGACCGTACAGGGCTATTTGAAAACGAAAGCTTCCGTATTACCGAAGAAACCGGTCAGAAGATGGCAAGCTGGATGCAACAAAAAACAAGGCAACCAATTGCGCCGGATCCATCCTTGAATAACTCAAAGGTTAAGCCCGATTCTTCGAGTAAACCGCTATCGAGTAGGAAGGTCGAAGAACTTTCGCAGGGACTCGACAAATACGGGTTGGGGAAAAAATGCTAAACACCAAACAGAATTACAAATAATACAACCAAACTAACCCAATATAACAATGACTCAACTCACTGAAAAATACGAAGAAACCGACAAGGCCCTGGACGAGGCGCAGCAGAATCTGATCGAAACTCAGGAGGCCCTGGACACAGACCTGGTAAACGTGGATCATTCACGGCAGGCTCTGCACGAGGCACAGCAGGCACAGGACGAAGACAAAGACGAAATCCAGGAGGCTCTGAACATGGATCTGGAAAACGCGGATCATTCACGGCAAGCTCGGGATGAGGCGCAGCAGGCACTGGAGAAGGCACTGCATAAGGCACTGCATAAGGCACTACATAAGGCACTACATAAGGCACTGGAGAAGACGCTGCCTTTTGGGCCGCTGGCGCCGCTGGAGTTCACACATAAGGAGTGGCAGAAGGTCATAGATTTGGTGCGGGCGGCCATGGATAGTCCAAAATAGCCCACCAACCAACATAACAATGGATGAACTAACCGAAGAACAAACCGAGGCCATTAAAGCCTAATTTAAGAGAGTCAAGAAAACCTTTTTATGTTTCTGATCAGAAAACAGGGCTAGAAAAGTAATAATATTCGTAAACTGAAACGGCCAAAACGTTAGATTATTCAAAGTAATATTATTCTTAAAATAAAACAGTGAAAACGTTGGATTTCTTAAAGTAATTTTATTCTTAAAATGAAAGAAAGTCAGAGATGAAATTTAAAAACCTATTCAAGCCCAATGTATCTTATCCCACAATAATCGCAGGACTAGGGAGATGTGGAACCACTATCCTTTACCGAAGCCTAGTTCCCAGAAGGGGCATGCTTAGAAGATTCGAAGGCCCTGATCAAATCGTTACAGGAGTCTATAAGACCCACGATAGACCCCCTGAGTCTTTTAATAAAACAGTGAAAGTGGTATTTCTTTTTGGCAGCCCTTTTGAAATAGTCATATCGTCCCATAGAATGATTAATGAATGGGGAATTAATCATAGCTATAACCTATGTTCGAGTAGATTTAAAATGAATAACTCGCTGTTCCCTGAAGACACTTTAGAGCTAGAAAAGAGTTTTGATCTCTGGTATAAAAAGCAATCTTTCCCTTTTATGGCTTTGAGGTATGAGACGATGTGGGATTCAGGAATACTTGAAGAATTGAGTGATTATTTAGAAATAAAGGTTAAACTTCCTGAATACCGAGAACGTAAAAGTCTTATCAAAAATCATCCTTACGAAATGACTATAAGAGAAACCTACAAATCTCTTGCTTTAAAGATAGATAAAGCCCGGGACGTAAACTATTTTTACCCAATAAAAAACCTATGATCCATACCCTAAATAAAGCGCAAAAAGTGCAGACAATGGCCTGCTTAGAAATTTTGAAAAAAGAGGCCGGTTTCTTGAAATTAAAGGAAGCCCTGAAGTCCTGTTATGCTGCTGAAAAGGACTGGAAGACTGCGGTTCAAATGGATCAGTATGATGATAACAGGTGCGCCCAGGTATGGACGATAATGAAAGCTTTCAGTACCAATGCGGACAAGGCCACTGCAGCTCTCAAACGCCGTTTTAATCACAATCTCAGAAAACAGGGCTGGTATGAAAAGGAAAAACACGCCGCGGCTGTGTCAGACCTCTTCTTGAGCTTCATTTTTGACCCACTGAACCTAAGGTAACCCTATAGATAAGAAATAGAACGACTAACCCATGACTCAACTAACCCCAACACAAGTCGCAGACGTCAAAACCTGCTTCCCCGACAATTTTTTAGAAACAAAAAAAAGTCTGATTGCTTATCAAAGGACAATGACGATCTTCAAGAAGTCGTTTGATAATAAAAAAATGCGGAAGACCTTTTCGACATTATACAAAGCTTGGATGACCTCCAATTCAGAATTTAAGAGCAAGCTCAAAAACCTTGACTGGTACGACCCAGAAATACATAAAGACGCCGCGTTTGAACTATCCAATGTAAACAATGACTCAACTCACTAAAGAACAAGAAGCGGCTATTAAAGCCTACCTGAAAGCCCTCCCGCAAACTAAGCAGTTTAAAAACTGGGAAACGGACAATGCCAAGTGGTTAGAGCAAGCAACAAAAACCACTTGGCAGGATCGGCTTGCGAGCGGGGGCAGAGTTCGGGAAAAATTTGACGACTGGTTAACAAAACAACCCTGGTATAATTCCACCAACAATAGATCAAGCTCCTATGAACTCTACTATGACTTTTATAATTTGTACTTCGATTATGAAGGAAAAGAAATTAATAAAAGACTAACTGAAACGGTGAAAACGTTAGATTTCTCAAAGTAATTTTCATAACTACAAAACCCTATAGCCAATGATTAACCTAACAGACCCCTATATTAACCAAGCTCTTGGAGATGATGTCAAAGCTTGTTCTCATGAAGCCGACAAAATAGGTGATGACCTTATTCTTTTAGCACTTACGGACGATCTATATCAAATCGAACAAGCGATCAAAGCCTGGCGTCAAAAACTTACAGAAAAGTCAATAGCCCTACCAAAACTTACCTATCCTAAAATTCATTGTGAGATACTCTCCTGGCTAAAAAAGTTTAAAGATTTAGAGTCCAAGATGCGGAAACACCATTTCTCAGGGGAGGACCTTATGCGCGTAGTCGTTGTGAATGACTCAATGAAGAAGATTCTGGTCCGCCTGAAAAGAGAGGGCTTATCCAGCGAATGACCAACCAACTGATAGTCCCGGTATATATAAAAATCAAATTCCTATCAGCAATGAAAATAGTAACGATAATCGTGACCTTAGCGTCATCCTTTTTATTTGTAAACACAGTAGTTGCTAAAGAAGCTAATACTTTTTATATCGGGATTTTTGGTGGTTCTGCAGACAGTGTATTCGGTTCGCCAAAAAATGGCGATTCTGACGCGGGGCGCGCTTATGACGGATCAATTTTTGCCGGATCAATCTATAATAATGATCTTAACCTTTCTCACGTAGTAGGGGCTGAGGTTGGCTGGTTGCTATCAGATAAATGGCGCTTTGACCTGGCCTATTACAACCTAGGTGGGGATATGGATTGGACGACAGATATAAATTGGACGACTTTAGACGACGAATTCGCGGTCAGTGACCACATCTTCGCTGCTGACTTTCAATCCCATTTAATTTTAGTCAACGCCTATTTTTCACCGATTATATTAGGCAAATTTAAACCTTATGTGGGGGTTGGTATCGGAGTCGCCGTCAATAAGTTATCCTCTATAGTGGGCCCCTACGCTGCTGCAAGCATAGGAAATCTCGGATTTTCTTCATTTGTGGAAAGTGACACAACAACTAAATTAGCTTATCGTTTGGCTTTTGGCTTAGAATACTTACTGAACGAGAGGTGGATATTGGGCCTTGACTTTTCCTTTATCAACATAGGTGGTTTTTCCAGCGGGTCCGCGGGCAAATTTATAAACGGCCATTTGGAAACCGAAAACGAATTCGGAGTTGATGTCGAAAACGAATTCGGAGTTGATGTTTTGGGGGATAAATTTGAGGATGTGTGGATTAGGTCAATCACGTTAGGCCTTAAATATATTTTTTAGTAACAAATTATCTCTAAGAGGAATTATTCAATGAATGATCAACCAACTGATAGTCCTTTCTTAGAAGCCTGGGAGGGTCCCTGCGAAAATGAGATAATTGAAACTTTTTTATTATAAGTAATTTACAAAACAGATTTTTAAACAAAAACTACAACCAAAGGAAAACATAAATGAAACAATCCATAGAAGCATCGATCGAAAAACTTCGGTTTGCCATAGATGAAGCCGAAGAAAAAATAATTGAATTAAAGGGGTTGCCACCCTCTGAAAAATCAGTAGTCAAACCTAGTAACAAAAAAACAAAAAAGTCTAGCTTAGCACGGAAATTGTTTGTGTATGGGCTGCTGGGTTGCATTTTATGGCCAATATTTATGTTCATTATATTCGCTCTTGCTGTATTTTTGGGCTAATATTTGTGTTAATACATTGGTTCCTTTATTACGATGCCCCATGATACAGGTATCTCAGGCAGAAGCAGACCTAGGTGGATGTTCTGAAGAATTAGCCAGGAGGCAGCCGAGAAAGGCTTCGTACGCCCTCAACCTGTCGCTCTGGCCAAGCAATAGAACGCCACGCAGGCCGCTCTGGCCGTTTCGACCGAAGCCTGACGTCAAGGGCCTACCGCGTCTTCCCTTAGTCAGGAGTCCGCAGCTTCGATCCAATAGGCTATTTTATTAACCAACCAAAGGAAAAAATGAAACATTTAAAATATAGTGGCGGTTTTATAATGATAGCGAGCAAGGATGGTGCAGGATTTAGACACTCTGACGAAAAAGCTAGACACCCTGAAGCTATAATGAAAAGTCTGGGTATAACTTATCAACATGCCACACCACAAAGTTTGGGCGATCAATGGTGGTTTTGGAATTGTGAAAACGTACCAGGAAATTTGCCATATTTTTTAGAGGAACTTAAATTAGACCCTATGGAGCAAATCGGGTTTGGTTTAAGTCGGAAAAATGCCGAATGGATACGTGATTACAAAGCCTAAAACCTAAACACAACCAATGAACAACCAACCAACCCATAGTCCTTTACCAGAAGCCTGGAGCCGCGAAAATGAGATAACCGTAACCGAGGGACTATCTATCAGTCAATATCTAGGAGTAACCAGCGACGTTGTCAGTTCCTCAAGGATACGAGATTTCATCAATGAATCTCCTCTATACTATTTCAAGAAGTACGTAACCAATGAGATTAAGTGTCCTGCATCAAAGGCTATGGGGCTTGGCAATGCCATTGATTGCCATATTACACAGGGAAAGGCTGCGTTTGAGTGTCTTTATGGAATGGATTATCCCGATAAAAAACCGACAAAGTCTCAACTATCTTCAAAGAATCCAAGCGAGCGAACCATAGAGCTAATTAAGGATTACGGGTATTGGGAAAAGAGAAATGTATGCAAAACCATCCTTTCCAGGAATGATTATTTGACCACTCAGCATTGCGTAAATTCTCTTTATAGTAGTGATTTTGGTAAAGTCTTCAAAGAAAACACCAGTATGTTTAAGACTCAATCAACATTCAGAATTAATCTTGAAGACATTTCGGTACAATGTCGGCCTGACATCTTTAAAGTAGAAGGAGATCGGGTGAGACTGTTTGATTTGAAGTCGACGGCGCGATTGAGAGACTGGAGCTATAATCACCGCGGCAATCCACTCTATAAATTCGGCTATTATATTCAATGCGGACTCTACAGCCAATTCCTCCAGGATCACTTTAAAAAAAGAGTAGACTGTTATTTATGGGTTGTCGAGACACAGCAACCCTATGAGAGTGCTTTGCTAAGAGTTCCCCAATACATAGTCGATGCAGGTCTGGAGGCTTGCCAGAGGGCAATCGGTGGCATTAGAGAGTGCTTTAAGTCAAATAAATGGCCGGGTGTTTTTAATGGAGAGTCGGAAATAGAATTGAACTGCTTTTTATGAAATCATGTGCTTGACTTCACATTAGATACAATAAGTGCTTGTAGTTCTATAGGCACCAACCAACCAACCGAACCCAATAAAATGACTAAGGAAAATAGCACAGAAGAAGTCCCAGTGGCAGACCCAAATCCAGAAGGCGGGCGACCTAAAACCCCAGAAGGTTATCCGGAATTTAAACCCAAACATCTAGAAATTGAAAACGTAGATCATCTTAAAGCACGAAGGCAGAAATTGTGGGAGATGGGACTAACTGACCAGCAATTTTTAGGCGTTATGAATCTCTTCGAAGAGGCTGCTATAGCCCGTTTTAAGCACGAGGACGACTTCTATGTGACGTACAGAAAAGAAAATTCTGAATATGACAATGAGCTAAGGTATGGAGTATTGGCACTGAAGGAAATAATTGAAAACAAATTAGAAAGATTGAAAATAATTGAAAACAAATTAAACACAGACCTCTACAAATGGCCGAAAATACACTCAAAAGGAAATCAGATTTTACTTAGCCCTGTTGGCTAGAAAAACAAACCCCATAATACCATGAACTGGATACTCGAAAACTATACGTTATTACTTGAAATACTCGGCGGAATCTATGTGACCGCCACTGTGCTTGCAACAGTCACGCCAACAGGAAAGGACAAAACCTTTCTTCAAAAGGTAGGGTTTTTCTTTGATAAAATAGGAATTCAGATTAAGAAGTAAATTGAAGATTTACGGCTATCCTATTGGATTGTCCAAAGGGGTAAATAACAAATTCTCAGCAGTCAGAACCGAGCGTGATGGCTGGACATTTGACAGCAAGAAAGAAGCCAGGTATTACGATACTTTGAAGCTGCTACAGAAGGCTGGAGACGTCCTGTTTTTTTTATGTCAGGTTCCTATAAGGCTTCCAGGCAAAACTAAATATGTGTGCGATTTTCTGGTATTCTACAAAGGGGGGATTATTGAATTTGTAGATGTTAAGGGAATTCAGACAAATATATTTAAGCTCAAGAAACGACAAGTTGAGTCTCTCTATCCCTTCGAGATCAAACTAGTATAATAGAGCTTTCAATGGATAAAGAGACTACAGCCTGGAAGAGACTAGCTAAAATATATAAAAAACCAGAAAACTTAGTAAGGCTAAATGGCCATACTGAAGCCTGGGTTCCGCTAGACGATAAACTACGCTTAGATTTAGCCGCTTCCATAATTGCTGGAAGCCGCTTTTATCTTAAAGAATTATCTATGGGCAACTCAGGATTTATTTATTCGCATGAAATCAACATTACCAGGGGATTGGTAGTTTCTAAATTGGATAAATCTGAATGGGAGTTTACTATTATAGAGGGAGAAATTTTTATGAGAAGCACCCCAGAAAAACCGAAAGAACCCAAGGAAAAAGCCCAAGGAAAAAAGGTAAAAAAAAGACTTGATATTTAAAGGCATTAATTTTTAAGGTTATTGTGTTCGTCTAGTAATGTTATCGAGAGTGACGGACAGGAGTTTTGCTTTTGTTTCCTTCTCTTGGTTGGCTTTCGATATACAAACGTTTACCCCAGGACTACTACTGGGGTAAACGTGTTTTAATGGGTTGACTTTAGAATCCCTTTAGATTTTAGTCATGTTTAATCGGATAGCTGTGGCGGATACCGCTTCGCTCTGAGTCCCCCAATGGAATATATATCCTATAAACAAGGCTACAAGTATCAACTTGTAGAGGACTATGTCGTCGAGATCAAAATAGTGCCAAAAAAGGCTATAACTATTGGTTATTTAGAGTTTCACAAATCCATTAATAAGTTAGGTAATCTGACAATAAGAGCAGGTTACGCCTGGGATGGCCCTTCGGGCCCTACGATAGACACGGCTAACTTTATGCGAGGTTCCTTAGTCCATGACGCACTTTATCAACTGATGCGTGAGAGTCTTCTCAATAGAGAGCTTTACCGAGAGCCGGCAGATCGTTTGTTGAAGAGCATGTGCATAGAGGACGGGATGAGTAGAATAAGGGCCTGGTTAGTTTACCGTGGCGTACGGGTTGGCGGCAGTGGAGCAGCGAACCCTCGCAACAAGAAAAAAGTCAAAACGGTCCCTTGTATATGAGATACCACGAGAAATCATAGAATGCATATTACACCACCTCCTCAGGAGGTAGAAACTCATCAGGTATTTCTTCATATTCCACATATCCTGGTGTCAACATAGTCATCATATAACTCTCATCGTGCCCTAATCTGGTTTCAGGTGAGTAAAAGCCGTAGTCATCATTGACCTGGGACTTAATAGAGACATCCCACTGATCCATCTTGTAGTCATTTTCATCCTCATAAGGGCACTCATACACGGTGTTAATGGCGTCCAGAGAATCCACTGCATGCTGTTGATTATTCCAGACTAAAAAGCTCATGATAAGGCTATCCCCCATTTACTGGATAGATAGCGTTCTACTGTTGTCCGTTCAGGAGTAGAAAGAAGACGGTTATATATAATAATTTCGCCTACTTTCTTTTCGAAAAGACCAGTTCCATCAAATCTTGCTCCAATAGTAAGCCCGTTTAAACTCTGAGGGCCCACATCCCCCCCTGTAAATTCTAGTGTCCCATTAAGATAACCTTCAGAAGATGTCGTATTAAAGAATACTGAACGTATAAAAGGGATATCTTGCGGTACAGCGACTGCGATAATCACAACAAGTCCTGCAAACACTTGCCACCCCTCATTGGCATCCACTTGAAGAACATGTCGATTAGTACCAATGCCCCCATCTATAAGCTTCCCCAAACCAGAAGCATTACCTAACTGTTCCCACACAACAAAAATTGTATTCGGTTGACTTAAGGCCCCTCCGGTAAATGTTGCACGTAATAAAAAATCATTTATCCCATCAAATTTTAAAGCATTGACTCCGTTGATGGTCTCTATGCCTGTGGTAGGCTGGTTCGCTCCTGTTGTCTGTGCAACATTATTCCCGTTTTTACTCTTATCTTTCCACCCGGAAACAAATCCACCAGAGTTTATAATCGTACTAATGTCAGATGCCTCTAACCATAAAGATAGATCATCTAATTTATTAGAAGAGAATGCCTGAGAGGCAACAACACCTATCATGATAAGGCTACCCCCCATTTGTTGGATAAAGATTCCTCCACTTGCTGTCTTTCCAAAGTAGAAACATCCTTATTGTAAATAATAATTTCACCTATTTTTACATTTAAAAAAGCAGACACACCAAACTTCGATGCAATCGAAATTCCATTTAGAAATCTGTCTCCAACATCTCCGTCAACATCCTGTACGCCATTAACATAAGCCTCGGATGATGTTGTATTGAACAGACTTGCAGTGATATAAGGGGTGTTTTCTAACCTGACAGTTCCAAACATAAAAAGACCCGCCCACATTTGCCATCTATCATTAGTGGAAATTTCGATAACATGCCTGGAAGGATCAGCACCCCCATCTATCATTTTCCCTGTAGTTGATAAAGGTAAATCAGGCAGTTCCCACACAACAAAAATGGTGTTTGGCTGGGCTACTTGTCCCCCAGTAAATGTTGCACGTAATAAAGAATCATTTATCCCATCAAATTTTAAAGCATTGACTCCGTTGATGGTCTCTATTCCTGTGGTGGGCTGGTTCGCTCCTGTTGTCTGTGCAGCATTATTCCCGTTTTTACTCTTATCTTTCCACCCGGAAACAAATCCACCAGAGTTTATAATCGTACTAATGTCAGATGCCTCTAACCATAAAATTAAGTCAGCAATCTTATTAGGCACAAAGGCTTGTGAGGCAGTTACCCCGATCATGCGAGATCCCCTATCAGCCTCCAGTCATCTGCCCCTACTTTCTTTAGAGTAACCGCAGAATATCGTGCGTTGATACTTAAAAGGAAATCTCTAGAGAAGACATCAACAGAACCTAACTCTACAAAGGTAACCGATCCGGTACCATTCCGTATGAATTCCATTTCAGCCCCTATAGGAAACTCTTGGTTTACATTCTCAGGAACAAAGATAGTTTGTGCCATCGCATTGTCCATGACAAAAAATTTGAGGTTGTCAGCAACTACGAGATTTTTGATGGTCCCGTTAAAAACTTCTACGGGGAAAGACCCTGTCCCGCCGCTGCCTGTCCCGCCGCTGCCCGGTATCCTACCTGCTATTCTAGACATAATTCTTTAAACAGTACGAAGTACGCTTACAAAAATTTCAGGATCGGTGACACCCGAAATAATGACTCTCATTCTCGCTTGTGGCAGAGCGTAGAAAGTTTCTGAAGCAGAATTTTCATCAAATTTAAGAGCATCATCTATTGCTGTCCAAACCAAGCCAACCCCGTCACGGCTAATGTTTTCCTGTAGTTCGGCTGTGCCTCCAACTATTCCGTTCATGCCGTCCTCCTGACTGATTCTAAAAATGTAAATACCTCCCTGGGATTTAAACTCTGTACTCTCTAAGTCTCCACCTCCTGTGCCGATCATCGCTTCTTCAAGGAAGTCATTTAAGTCTATAAAATCTGTCATGGTTCTATTTTATTTTATAAATGATTATGGCTCCTTGAACTCCACTTTCACCAGCATTATCACCACCCATTGCAGTACCACCAGCACCACCAGCACCGACTACAAAGACCGGGCTCCCTGTTGGAGCAATATATTCTCGTTCTTTAATTTCACCAAAACATCCTTGCAAGTCTCCTGCTGAGTGAGCAGGTCCACCACTACCAAAAAGAAAACCAGCCGTGTACGGTGCTGCTTTATCAGTACTTGTACCGATACTTGTTGGACAAAAGAATCCAACGCCACCAGCAGTACCACCACCGCTGCCACCCAATGCCGTCAATGTAGTGCCAACGGTATCAAATTCTGTAGCGGTTCCGCCAGAGCCATTATTGCCACCAGTACCACCACCACCACCGCCTATTACAACTACAAGGAAGTTTCGACCTCCTGTTGAGGACCTAAGCGCGGCCCAGTCAAGAGGTGAATCAGCAGTGTCAAGGAGAGTCTTAACTAATCCACCACCACTTAATGTCGCTAATCCTGCCATAATTTATCTTTCTTGCTAACGATTATACGGTATTCTTGCTAACGATTTGAAAAGTCGTGTTCTCAATGACACACTCAACATGGACGGTGTCAAATTGATTATTGCTTTCTGCTGGATTTGTATCGTTAAAAGTCGTGTCTGCATCAAAAAGCTTTTGAGATGCACCGAGCGTTATTTTAAACCCGCCTACACCAAATCCTCTAATATGAAAAAATCCGTAAAGAGGGAAATTAGGGGGTAGCTTAAAATCGATCTGTGAAGCATTGCTCGCATAGTAAATCTTGCCACTTTCAACAACATGCATAGTATCCGTGATCTCCTCACGATCTGCTCCTCCAGATGCGGCAAGTAACCTGACTGCCTCCAGAACCTGGGTTCTTGCAGGATCCATTTCAGGTATCCCGGATCCTAGTATTAGATTTTCGAGTTCAACTAGGATATCCGTATATTTTTCTGCCGGAAAAACATCAGTGAGCAGGGGATACCTGAGGGTAGCTGAGATAACCGATCCAGCTGCTTCAGGTGCCGTTTGACCTCCTCCTGCAAAATTATTGTAATGATTCATTATCTGATTCTTTAACTCGTTATTATTACAGTTGTATGGGCCGGCTTTATTTTGTCAAGCAGACACCTCAAAGTTTCTTCGTCCTCGTTAAATGCAAATCGAGTACCCAAAGGATCTCCAAGCTCGAAAAATTCACGAGTTGAACTCGTTATGTCGGCAATCCATTCAAAAGGATCCGCTGTGTTAGCAAATCGAGTGCCCAAAAGATCTCCAAGCCTGAAAGGCTCATGTTCCTGGATCTCAATGGTTAATCCTAAATTTAAAGCTGATTCGATGAAGTAGTTTTTGCTAGAACCTCCTGTAGCCAAGAATATGGCCAGAAAATACTTCAATCGAGCATCAAACCCAATAGGATCAAAGCAGCCATCAGGGAGCCCATAGTCTGCCTCCCAGCGGTCTAGCAGCTCAGTTATTGTAGACGGGTAAAATTCTTTCCTTAAGTCTATTAGAATGCACGAAGCATTGGAAAATAGAGCCGATTCCGCGTTAAGAAGGCGACTCATTACGCTTTCAGGCACCTTGGCCGCCGCAGTCCAGGCGTCGCCTTCGGGGAAAAGACCCTTGAAGGCAAATCGATAGCGAGATTCTTCGCTAGTTGTTCCCATAAGAATCTTATCAGTAAGATTTAATTACTACACTAGCTGGGGTTAGAACAAGGTTGAAAACAAAAAATCCCCTGCTGCCGGAATTGTTAAGTCAGGCATAGGCACATTTGAGGTCGGATCAGTAATATCATGATCGTCCTCCCCGACCGCAATGGAGACTGCTTCTCTCAATTTTGATAAGAGCAGCGGTTGTCCAGGAGTCCCCGTTGTTCTGATTACATTTTTGATCTCAGCTTCGACCGCCTGTTGAACCGATATTGTGTTTGGGCTTAGTTTTATATCAAAATCAACCTCCTGCAGCAGAGGTGCCTCCACAAATATCTGAGCCGTAATAGGACGTCGTGAATCGTCATTTATAAATTCAAATACGTCCGCAATATCCGTGGCCAACGGAATCCCATCCAAGTAAGTGTCATCCATCATAAAAAGGATTCTAACGCTTCCCGAACCTGGAACGGATCTTACAAACACACGTGTTAATTCGGGCTTGGCCTCTTTAGCAAATATCTTGTAGTCATTCTTCGAACCCCCCTGGGGTGGTAAAGACTTTCTCAGGACAATTCTCTGCCTGAAGTCTGCATCGGATTCCCGGTCTATGCCTCCTGTTAGCCCTCCTGGATCAACCGTTACCGAGCTATTGACCCCAGCAGGGGGACTTTCAAAGGTCAATGTCAAACCCTCCTCTATATTGGCCTCTTCCCCAAAGGTCTCACTCGTAATATCTAATACTTCAGAGGTGGCCGCAAACGTCACTTCTGAATCCACAGTAAAGGTTGCTCCCGTTGAGGACTGCAAGATAGCTCCTGCTGGCACTACAGAGGTAATCGTGCCTATTGCCGTTACCGTGCCGCTCGACTGCGTAGCTTGCACCCGCGTCAGAAAATATTCGCCGCCGTGTAAATCCAGAAACTCACCCGTTGCAGTCCTTACGAAGATTTGATCAGTAGTATTTTCAATCTCAATATGCAAGCCATCTGCAACCAGAGCTATGCCCTTCCCGTTGGCGTTTAAAAAGGTAGATTGCTGCCTGGGATTAGTGTCCGGTAATTCTGTTTCTACAGCAGAGAAATAAATTTCCCTGGTTTCTTGGGGTGTGGGTGTTGCCATGATTAATTACTCTCTAGTTGATTCCATAGGATTTCAAATTTAGTGTCAAGCTCTCCGAAAGGCTTGGTTATCGTGACTTGAATCGCAATAATACCCTTCACCTTATCAAAGTATTCTGAGATTACTTCAACAGTCGCCGCTATTCCATCGTCAATTAGCAGCTGCAAAGATTCTTTAACGTACTCATTGATTTTTACAAGTGTCGTATCGGTTGTTTTCTCATTACGGATCAAGAAAAGACGAGACCCTATAAGGCTTTCTGTGGCTTTTCTAAGCCCGTCACCTGTCCATCCCCTTGCATTCGGAATAGGGTCATCTGGAAAGCTTCTTCTGTCCGTTAGAATGCCAATAAGAACCAAGGTGGCAAGGTCACTATCGCCTTTTAAATCCCCATTTTCAAGGACAAGATCGAAAACTTCAAGGTCTTCATCGAAGCTGATTGCAATTCCTCCAGTTTTCTTCATAATTATAGAGGTGCTCCCGTTACTTCTCCGCCGATCAGTACTCCGCCATGAACATGTGTTTTAAGTGATATTGAATCTGCCACAATATCTCCTCCAGTCAAGATCAATCCGGCCGAGGATAGTATAAGCGTTGCGCCACCCGCATTTAGGGTTATTTCCGACCCATCTAGGACGATACTTGTATCCCCGACTTCTAATGTCTGCTGGCTTACAGCACTATGTCTAAGCTCTTCACCGCTGTAATGAGAGAACGTGCCTTCCTTGTTGTAAACCAAAGTATCGCCCTCCTCTAAAGCAACCTCTTTGCCGTAACGCTTATCATCAACTACGACAAGCGAGGAGTTTTCTTTATTACCGGCTAGTGCAAAAAGCAAGCCCCTTGCGCCCGATTCAGGACGACTCCTAAACCCGAACTGGCAAATGTGTTCAACATCACTCCTTACTTCGCCTGAAAGCCCTTTTATCTGGTAGAAAAGCTTGCCTTCCTCTTGTCGTGAAAAAGAGGTGACAGCACGAGTGATTAGGTTAAATAGTCTATTCTTTAAGAATTTTAACATTTCAAAATAGTTTCATTTCTGTTCTGTAAAAGTAATTTTATTCGTAAATCGAAACGGTGAAAACGTTAGATTTCTCAAAGTAATAATATTCGTAAATTGAAATTGTGAAAACGTTAAATTATTCAAAGTAATTATATTCGTAAACGACAGCGGCTAAAACACTAGATTTCTTAAAGTAATAATATTTGTAAAATGAAACGGCCAATTCGTTAAATAATCTAAAGTAAATATTTTCTTAAAATGAAAACCCTAAATCGTTAATTTTCTTAAAGTAATATTATTCGTAAATCGAAACAGTGAAAACGTTGGATTTCTCAAAGTAATTATATTCTTAAAATGAAACGGTGAAAACGTTAGAAAACCCAAAGTAATTTTATTCGTTTAACGATTGAGCAATTCTAAAAATTCTTGTAGAGTATAGGGGTTTTTATCTAACGTTTTTTTTGTTTGATCCGTAACAAAAGCCTCGGTATTGGCCAGGGTCACCTCCGTTGTGGACCCGTCTTCGCTAACCGATAGCGTCATGCCTGAAATTAGCATCGTCTTTTTAATGCCAAAGCTATTAGACAAGTCCATAATAGCCGTTTTGTTAAGGTTCGTTGTGCTTAACCATCCTTGCACAGCTACAGTGTAAGACTCGCTTTGTCCTATTCTTATTTTTTCTTCAAATTCGGCTCGCTTCTTACAAACACCAATATCAGCATTGCCATCTGCTATAATTACAAGCGGTCGATTTCTCATTTTATTGTTCAAGACAGCATTGGGCGCATTGCTAGCTTCTTCTTCTGATTGCTGCAAATTACTCTGAGCAGACCCTTTGACAATATAGCTACTAAAAACATTACTTAGGTCGATGTCGCCGCCGAAGGAAATTATGTTTTGACCTTCAATAAAACTTAGTCCACTTGATCCAATATTTGTGACTGAAATTAAACAATTTCCATTAGGCAGTGAGTAAACGATCAAGCCCTCCTTTTCGGTATGCTTTTTTAATGCCTCAAATACCTCTGTGCCATATTCGTAATTGATAGTTTCTATAAGAGAACCGCTCTCACCAGTAAAAGAAATACCGAAGCTGGACCCCCAAATGTTAGCAATTTGAATTACATTTTTTTTCTTCCATTCAGTCCCTATTTCTGGAAGCGTACAGTCAACTAAATCTCCGGCCTTACTACGGCCTTTGATGGAGATTGAAGTTTCTCTATTGTCATAGGATGGCGAAACAGCGTCTATGTAGCCGGTCAGAACCAATTCACCTTCAAATTTAATTGATAGGGGTAAACCAGCTTTTATACTTGAAATCTGCTGCTTGCTGAAATTATTTAAAGTAGCGTTAAAGGAGTTTGCTATTGAAGAAATAGAGCAAGTCACACTGCCAGATTTGACGCCCTGATAATTATTTCCTGATATTAGAAGCTCCATCTCAAGGGATTTTGGCAGGACACAGGCTAGAGAACTAACACAGGTTTTGTAAGCACGTTGTAGAGGACGTTAAGCGCGTCTATGTTTATGAGAAATATACAATTGGGGTGCCTGCTGGCAGAAATAGGGGGTTTAAAACTCCATTATCCCTTGCTATTTCGGCAGCCCTCAAAGAATTTCCATAAATGTTGTTTGCGAGTCGGTAGGCAGATATGCCAGCATCAAACTGTATTTCCTTTTGATCGGGCAGGATTCTTTCCTTTTCAATCAGAGACTCGTTCACCGTAGATTTAATGTTTATTAAATTGTTCCTGACCTCAATAATCCTATCGATGGTAACTCTTTCTATTTCGATGTCCAAAAAGTCGTTAATCTCTTCTCTTCTTGTTCTGGCTTCTAAACTTGTACGAAACTCCTCTTGAACTGAGATTTTAGCCATTTGGCCCAAAGCCTCAGTCTTATAGACCTGCGTCATTGCTTCAATGTTAGACTGAGAGATAGAAACACTGCCCGCATCGAAGGGATTATCGACTTCATCGTACTCAGAAGTAAATATTGATTTCTGGGCCGTGTAAGCATCGTCTAATGAAGTAATCGAGTTACTTACTAGGGTAGATGTTTCAGATATAGTAGAACCAAACTCGTTACTATCTGTAAAAATTGAATCTGACAGGGATTGAATTTTAAAAACTTGGGACTGTAGCTGATTATCAAGATTGGATATTTTGCTTCCAAAACTTTGCGCTACAGTAATTGCTTCTGCCCATTGTGAAACATTGTTTTGGGCGTCTACAAATGTTTGTTCGGGTTGTCTAATGAAATTGATAGATTTGGAAAGAATTCCGGTCGTGTTGTTTTGTAAGTTTTCTAGAGCGTCATCAATCTTGGCTAAAAAATTAATAGTAAGTGAAATACCCCCATCACCACTCTCTACAAAGGAAAGCGTCAATGACTCACGCCCTCCTATTGTATTGTCAAATACGACTTTGCAATCTGCCGTAGGCTTTACCTGCAAGCTTCCTAAACTCGGGTGAATGAGTGTACCGGCCTTTTCATTAGTCTCAATCGCATTGATCAGACGCTTTAAATCAAACAAGTAGTCATCACCTGAAAAAAAGGCAGAAAACGAAAACTCTTTAGGCTTGCGGCCTAAGTCTTCGTCGAATCCCGTTTGATTAAAGGGGAACTCGTGTAACTTGGTTTTTCGACCAAATTGTATCTCTGTCGAAACCACAAAAAAACCAATACCGCGAAAGCTAGCTGGTTGTAATTCTTCGCGCCAGCTCATTTCAGAAAGCCCCTGCCGTAGCCATCAGTCCAGTCTTTAATGTCGTCTTTCCTCTGTCTTCTCCATTGGACCTCGTAACATTCTTAACAGATAACGCCCCGCTCTGGGCTTGTTCGAGTGTGATTGAAACATTCGTATCGGTTCTCTGGGCCCCCTCAAAATCTCGTGAGGCCATCCTTCTAAGGGCATTCTCTAAATCTCGTCCTGATAGCCTTCTGCGCCCGGTAGGCAGCGGCGCACCTCCAAAGCTGTCACTCAAGCTTTCTTCAAGTTTCTTCTTTCTAAATTCGGAAACTTTGGAAAATCCGGTCCTAATGCCCTCCCCTATTAAAACTGATCCGGGAATAAATTTCTTAGTAATCTTAGCAATTTTAGTTATTATTTCAAGAAAAGGGCGTGCTTTTTCTACTAAGAGATCGAATCCGAAAGCTAGAGTATCAAGGTTAAACTTTAGAGATTTAATTGCGCTGTCCCAATTTTCAACGATCAAAATTGCTGCCGCTCCTAAAGCCACTAGGGCTGCGGTAACTCCGGCCGCAATGGCCAAGCCTGAAAGACTTGCCCCTACTGCGAGAAGTACGGTAACCAAAAATCCGAGGGCTAGGGCCAAGGGACCAACGAGAGCTAAAAATCCTCCTACGAAGACGATGGTTTTTATTGTTGCTGGGGATAACAATCTGAAGCCATCCAGCATTTTATTTATACCTGTTAATAGAAAAGTAAAAGTCGGCAGCAATTCTTTACCCAGTAAAACCGCAAGCTCCTTAAGCGTTTCAGTGAAAATCCGCATCTGGTTAGCAGCTCCAGCCTGTGTCCGTTCAAAGTCTCCAGTAGAATTGGCTAGGGCCTCAATTACAAATTTACTTCTCAACATAACCTTTTGAGATTGACTCAGGGTTTTAATTTTCCCTTTAAATCCTTTTTCAAGTAGGAATTCCTTGAGGTTAGTTTCAGTCATAACAACTCCAAGTCTTTTAAGAGCCTCGGTTTCTCCAGTAAATATACCGGAGAAGGCAGTTTGCACCCCACTCAAACTTATGTTTTTGAACGAAGACACATCTCCAGCTAAACCAATTAATTCTTTCGACAACTCAGTAGCTTTTTCCTGTGAAATCCCCATCCCAACAGACATATCTCCAAAAAGAGCGGCCATTTCTAAAGTGGTCCCTTGAGCGATTCCAAATCTTTTTAACGTGGTTTCTGAAAAGTCTATTATGGATTTTCCGGTTTTCCCAAATACGACATCTATTTTGTTTACAGATTCCTCCATATCAGATGCAGACTTTATAAAAGCTCCGCCTAGAAGCCCTATAGGGAGCGTAACCCGTAAAGCCATAGCTTTGCCAAATCTTTTTAATGACTCGGCTGATTTTCTAGCGGTACGGTTAAACCGCTTGAGCGTTCCTTCAGCTCTCCTAATACCTGGACTTAATTTGTCCCGAATACTTAGTACAACTGACTGCTTGAACTCTGCCATATTTTATTCTTAAAACGAAACGGTGAAAACGTTAGATTTCTTAAAGTAAAAATATTCCTAAATTGAAACAGTGAAAAGGAGATTTAAGTATTTTTCTTTACCATTCTATTGTAAAGCTTATTTCCTTCATCAAAAACATCAATCCATTCAAACATTTCTGAAATCCTCATAGTGTAGAATTCAGAAATCGAAACCCCCATGAACTCTTTATGGCAAAGAGTTATTTTAAGATTTACTAGGTCTTCATGGCAGGAGATTCCCCGAAAAAATTAAGAATGACGCCTGCAACCACAAGGAAATCTCCTGCGCTCAGTTGACCGTGTGTTCCGTTCGGGAACTCAGCTAATGCGTCAAAGTATTTCCCTACCTTTGCCGTATTAAAATCAACTCTACCCTCTAAATCAAGAATAAAAGGCATGCCAATTTTAGCAATGTGATGGCCCTTGGGTTCTTTAAGTTGAACTTCTGAAATTTCTTTACTAAATACCGTAACCGGCATTGCTAGTTTAATTGTTTTTTTTTCATTCATGGTTGAGGGCTAAAACGTTGGATTTCTCAAAGTAATAATATTCGTAAATTGAAACGGTGAAAACGTTAGAAAACCCAAAGTAATAATATTCTTAAAATTAAACGGTGAAAACGTTGGATTTCTTAAAGTAATAATATTCTTAAATTGAAACAGCCAAAACGTTAGATTTCTTAAAGTAAATATATTCTTAAAACGAAACAGTGAAAACGTTAGATTTCTTAAAGTAATAATATTCTTAAAACGAAACAGTGAAAACGTTAGATTATTCAAAGTAATATTATTCTTAAAATGAAATGGTGAATTTCTTAGTCCTCATTTAACCATTTAATGTAAGGCTAGGTTTTATGATACAAGTATTTCTTCACCTTCATCCGACTCGAAACGAACCGAGAAAGTTCCAGCGATCGCGTCGACTTCAACTTCACCGACCTGGGTTGCGTTCGTAAGCGCAACGATTTTCCCATTTCGTAGATTTATCTGTACCGTGGCATTCTGAAGTCCCGAAAAGGTGCCGGTGTCAAAATCGCCTCGGTTTGAAACAGTAGCCTCAATGAACTTGGGCTTTCTCGTGAACATGTCTGAACGGTGACCATCGACACCAATCTGTACTTCAGCCGTTTCACCAGTTACGGAATAAGAAAGGTCTGCACTTAAATTTACAACGACCCCCTCAATTGATAGACTCCCAGTACCTCGGTCTAAAACTGCCATAATTTACCTTGTTTGTGTTATAGAATAAATTGAACCTTTACGGCCGTCACTCGAAGCTGATTAACCAGGTTAGGCCGTGTGAATATATTGGCACGATTAACATCTGTTTCATCTCTTTCGACTCTTGCGGTCTTTTTGAACTCTTTAATGTCTTCGAGCAATCCTATCTTTTCCAACTCCTGGGCATGAGCAATTACCTCGGACAAAAGAATGGAAGGGGTAACCGTACTTCCCCCAGCGGTAATAATTGCAGAATCATCCGCAAACTTGAAGTTTGGAAACTTACTCAGTAGTCTGGAATTTAAAGTAATACGATAAAAGGAAAGTATTAAAGCTGGCTGGCTGTCCAGAAAGGTCTCGTCGTCTTGCTCAGCATCATTTTTATCGTAAGTCGTAACTCCGCGTAAAATCTGAACCTTGTTGTCCCGCGTAACTTCGGAAATTGCCATATTGCCCTTAATTATACGATTTTTTTCATTAAACGAAAATTTCTCAATCGTCTTAGCTGGCAATAGTCCCAAAATCTCCTGGTGTTGCCAGGGTCTAGCCGGGTCATTGGTAGCAATGCGAGAGGCTACCCCTGCGTATCCAGCGGCCCAGGCATGCTCAGGAGAGTGCTTGGCATCGTTTCCTGACGTCATTAGGGTAACGTGCTGGTTATTTATAATTCCACCCTTAGTTTCTGCGTCGTCTATGTCTCCGATAAACCCCCCGAACCAATGCCCCTCTAACTGATCTGGGACAGCCTGACGAAGATCGGCCTCAGTAGCTACCT